CTTTTTTATTTATAAGATTAACCTTACCTTTATAATTATTCCTACTCTGCCCTGCTCCTTTACCATAGCTATCTCTATGTAATACACCATTTACAATAACATCTGATCCAATCATAATTTCTTTAGGATCTGATTCACGTTCTTGTATAACTTCAACTTTTGGTGTATCTTCCTTCGCTTTCTCTATCTTAACAATTTTTGTACTATACGCTTTATATTGTTTTAATTTTATAGATAACATAATGTCAAAACCTTCTTCAGCATCTTCACTCATCTCATATTCTTCCAGCGAAACTTTAATATTAGTATTAAATATCGGTATACCGTCCGGTTTAGTCCGAGTCACGATAAACTGAAAAGGTTTTTTATCTGTCTTCAATTTATTTATTTTTTCAATATATTTATCAGCTAATTCAAAACCACTCTCATATATAGAGAAAGGATACTTAGTATTAGGTATAAGAACATCAAAACTAATATCTAATAAACCTGGATCTTTTAATATATTAATTTCTCCATCATTCATTAAATTTAAAGTTTTATTATGACTTTTAAAACCAATACTAAGTTTTGATGGTGCCACAGGCAATAAAATTCTATCTAAATAAAAACTATACATGCACTCCCTCCGCAGCTCTTTCCATAGCTTCATTGACTCCCGTTGTTAATTTATCAATTATACCATCTAAATCCATACTGCTATTTACGTTATTTGTAATACCACCCATATTAACTTTAATTTCAGCGGTGGTAAATCTATTTATAACATCTCTCTCAGCCAAATCCCTTAGATATTTTAAATCTTCTGATGAAACATCTAATGAATCTTTAATTGATCCGGTGTTGCCTGCGGTATCTCCTACACCTTGCCCTATATTATCAAGACTATTTTCTATACCTCCAATATCCGGAATGTTTAAAGCATCAGTGTTTAATACGGGATTATTAAATCCATTTAATAATCCCGATAATTTATTAGTAACGGAGTCACCCCAAGCAGATCCACTATTAAACGCATCTGAATCCCATCCGTCCTTAAAAGTCTCAAATGTGTTAAAGCCACTATTAAACGCATCTGTTAATGATTTATACTCACCTTTACTCGCTTGCAATGCCGCTGCTTTGCTCGCATAATCATTAGCCTGAGAGGTTATACCTGAAAAATCAAAGCTGATAAATGGTAGCTTATTTAGCTGCTCGGCAATATTAGCAATTACATTTAGTGCAGTAGACAATAAATTGTAAAAAAACGACTGCACATTTGCAATCGAATTACCAAAAGCGGTTTGAATATTATGACCCAAAGCAAATACAACATTACTGATACCCAAACCAATATTAAGAACAGTTTTAAATAAATTTAAGAAAAATTGTATGGCTACGTTTATTCCACCACAAATAAGAGCAAATCCATTACTTGCTAATCCTGTAAATTCAGCTATAGCATTAGCTGCCATAAATACAACTGCTATTACACCAATTATAGCTAAGATTATCCAAGTTATAGGGCAGGCTAAAATAGCAGAATTTAATGCCCATTGTGCGATAGTACTAGCTATCGTCGCCAATTTATATGCAATTAATGATCCTGCAAGTATACCCAGGGCTATAGCAACTCCATATACCAGTGGACTAATTATAGACCAATTATCAACTATAAATTGACCAATAGGGGCTATTAAATCATATATCCAAACTAAAGAATTGGATACTGCTATAATAGCCATGTTGATGGAATTAACTAAAGAAGTAAAAGCATCACTGTTAGCTAATTGACTAAGTCTTTCTTGTATGGGTTTAAAAGCCATTAAAGCTGTATTTTTAATGGATGTGCCTATCTGAGCAAATGTCTTAGGCATTGACTCAAACTGAGCATTAGTTTTTGCTATTGACTCAACTGATAGCAAGGCATTTTTAACAATATTTGCAGTTACTTTACCCTCTCCAGCTAATGCCTTGAGTTCACCTTTGGCAACCCCCATATAATCAGCGATGGTAGCTATAATATTAGGAGCTTGCTCCAAAATACTGTTAAACTCCTCGCCCCTTAAAACTCCAGAACCCATTGCCTGAGTCAATTGGAGCATTGCCGCTGAAATTCCAGATGCTTCAGTCCCCGCAATAGTGAATTGTTTATTAAGCTGCTCAGTAAATGCTATTATTTCTGCTGATGAATTAAATGCATCTCCAGCCATAAGACCTAGTTTAGATACCGCATCAGCCGTTTCTTGAAAAGCTCCCCTGGAACGTTCCGCTGAAGCATAAATCATATTTTGCAATGTTTCTATGTCTTGTCGCCCATCATTCATCAGATTAAGTCTTGCAGTAGTAGAAGTTAATGTATCTGATATATTCAAGGTATTTTTTATACCTTGAATCCCCAAATACGCTCCTACTGCCCCTTTAATCAATCCTGTTAATTTACTAAAATGATTCTGCCCATCTTGGATTTTTCGATTGAACTTATCCTGACCATCTATGTTATCTCGGATATATTGCTCAGTACCATTCATCGTGTTTGATAATCGCATGTATGACTTATTTGCAGAATCAAAATCCATATCACTTACTGCATCATTGAGGGATTGTTGCTCTGATAATATCTCCGCAAGCTTACTTCTTAACGTTTCTAATTGGGGATTAGTTGATTCATTAACTTTCCAAAAAGGTATCTTATTTAACGCAACTATTTTACTCTTAATACCATCAATTCTTGATTGCACAGACGTAATATCAGAAATCATATTATCTGGTAATATATCCATCTGAGCTGCAGTACTTGATAATCGGTGTTGCTGTTCATGCATTTGAGACAATAAACTACTAGCACTTGCTAATTCTGAGTTAAATCTTTTAATCCCCGAATTAGTAAAAACCTCAAAATTAGGTGATACCCAATTGATATCACCAAACTTAGGAGGATCTATATGTGTGGATCTAATTTGTTTAAAAGCATTATCCAATGCTTGAGCATCTATCGTAGCCTGATTTAAACTATCACGTATGTTATTAAATTTTTGAGTATCTAATGGATCATTAACACTTTTATTTAATGACTCCATAGCTTTAACACTTAAGTTTACGGACTCAATAACATTATGTAGGGTAACACTAAAATTATCATGCAACTCTATTGAAGTTTGTAACAATATATCTCCCCCTTCAATTTAATTTTAGTTATCGTCTCTTTTTAGTTTGACTTTCTATTTTTTTCCGCTCTTTTTTCTCGCTATCGACCTTAATGTCTATACAAGCAATAACAAAAGCTTTTTCATTATCATCCATATCTAAAAATACAGAAGGAAGGATCTTAAGTTTCAGAAGGGCATAGTAAGCATAATTTGCTTCTCCATCCCCTCCTAATATTAGTTTTTTGCTTCTTCTACCTTTTCATTTAAATCTATATCAAACCCATTGTAATCTTGTACAAACCAAGCAAGCTTTTGATATTCCGCTGGATCATCAATCATTTCCTGGATTAATTCTTCTGGAGTATACACTCCGTATGAATCCTGTAAATCTTTATCTAATAAATTTGGCTCTATTACACAAGCACAAATAATTTTTGATATGTATTTATTAGAATCTAATCTTTGTCTAAAAACATTTGGTTTACCCTTTACAGGAACATCTATAGTACAAACCTCTTTAATTTTTTCATTTTCCTTAGTAGTTAAAGCTCTAATAGTAAATTTGACTGGTTCTCCGTGTTCATCCAATAAGGATTTAGTAGGAGCATATGTTGTATTTTCCTTGAGGATTTTGCTTTGCTTCATAAAGCAGCTAAATTTAGACATATTAAATCATCCCTTCCATCGTTTTAAACTCTTCTGGTATTTTAAATCTTTCAAACGTAAAATCCATGCTTTCATCTAGATACTCTCCATCTGCATCAAACTTTGCTAATATTCCACCATCTATGTTGCAATCATATAAAACTACAGTTTGACGTCCAACAGTACTAGTAGGATCTTCATTTGTAATTTGAATATCAAAATAAATGTCTTCTCCTGTATCTTGATATCTCTCCATTAACTTTCTGAAAATTGAACTATTGTAATGAAAAGTTGCCGACCCTGTACCTTCAAATCCAGTACTTTTATTACCTTTTCCTGTTTTACCTAAAATAGGTACTTTGGTCTTAGTCTTTTCAAAATTTGCTTCAAGGTTAATAGCTTGCATAAAATTATATCTATTACCTTCAATTGTTACGTAGCATTCAGCGAGTGATGCAGTTATTGCATTTCTAGCATGCATTGTTATATTACTCATTTCAACTCCCCCTTTTACCCAACTTTAACCGACATGTATAATTTAGTCATTGTATTTATAACCGTAACGGCATTATTAACAACAATAGACTTTTTATGATTGCCTTGAGAAATTGTTATATCTTTATCGGAGAAATTCTCAATAGCTCTAATATCCTTAAGTTCTTCATGCAACTTCACAATGGCAGACCAAAAAGATATCCTACCTGATTCATCATTAGGAACACTGCCCATAAACTTAGTATTAAATATTGAAGCAGTACCAATTGCTATTTGATTATCCTTAAAATTTTCATCTTCTTCTAAAGTAACAGTAACTTTAGAGTTAATATCATCTAAAACTCTTATATCATCTAAAACTTTATGATAAACAAACTCACCTGACAAAATAGAATCAGCTAATTGGTTTTGAGTGTAATTTGTATCTACTTTAAACTCCCCATTATAAATTTTATTTTGGTTTGATTTATTAACCGCACACCCTGCAATTAATCCTGTTGTGAAGTAAACCATTGAAGATTCAAT